GTCATTATACTTATCCTATGGTGGCGCAATTTTCAACTGGAATATTGGCGCACTTTTCAATTAGTATCTACAGCTTTAGCCGCATTGGAAAAGAAACGGGCGGAGTATTCAAAGCTGACCGGAAACGAGCAATACGACCAGCTTTTGCAGCAATACAAGACGTACCAGCAGCAACAGACCGAAATAATGAAGACGTACGCGGCGCAACGTGTTGAAGCCGAAAAACAGGGCAATATAGCGATGATAGCGCAAATAAACGCGAAGGAACAAGCCGAGTTAAGCAAACTTGCAGCTTCCCGCCTTATGGCTTCCGATAGCTGGAACCAGCTTTTCAGCGACCTAAGCACACTTACGACCAACACGATAAACAAGCTGATTACAGACATAAACAGCAAGAAGGTATCACTTTCCGCACAGTTCAACCCGGCAGACTTGAAAGCCATTAACGACCAGTTGGAGAAAGCGAAGGACGAATTACACGAACGTAACCCCTTCCTCGCTTTGAAGGACAGCTTAGCGGAATTGCGTGCCGCCATGAAAGCCGACAAACTATTAGAAAGTGACGACCCGTTTGTTAAGAGTTTGGAAGAAAGGAAAAAGCAGTACCAAGCCTATACGGACACCATAAACAGCGGCGACGAAATATTAGCAGGCGCGGCAAAAGAAGCGTTCGCGGAACTTCTTAGCGAAGGTTCTTCCTATGTTGATTACCTGCGCCGGAAGATAGCCGAACTCAACAAACAGAAAGCTACAATAAAGCTGACCGTAGAAGGCGAAGAACAGTTAGCCGTGCTTAACGCCGCATTGTCAAAGGAAGAAGGCACGACGAAAAGCGTTTCAGCAGCTTTTAAGGAATCCTTTAAAAGCATAGGAAGCAGCATAGACCTTGTTTCCGGGGCATTTGACAGCGTTATAAGCGGAATAAAGAAAATGGGTGTTTCAATGGACGAAGAAACGGACGCTATTTTAGGGGACATCGGCGGAATGCTTGAAGGTGCAGGACAGTTCGCCGCAGGTTACGCAAGCATGAACCCGGTACAAATGGTTTCCGGTGCGGTAGGCTTCCTTTCTTCCGCCTTCGACCTATTCAACACCCGCGACCGGAAAGCCGAGAAGTCCATAAAGAAACACCAAGAAGCCGTTACCAAATTAGGCTATGCCTATAACGCATTGGAACACGCCGTAGATAGTGCTTTGGGCGAAACCGTTTATCAGAACCAAAATGCCATGATACAGAACCTGCGCGCCCAGCAGAACGAGATACAAGGCATGATAAACGATGAAATCAGCAAGAAGAAAACCGATTGGGGCAGAGTGGACGAATTTAGGGAGCAATACGCCGAAGCCGGAAGGCAGATAGAAGACCTAATAAAAGAGATTACCGAGAGCATTACGCAAACTTCGGCTACGGAATTGGCGGACGAATTGGCAAACGCGCTGGTAGAAGCCTTTGAAGGTGGGGAAAACGCGGCTAAGGCTTTCGGAGAAGTAGCAAACGACGTGATAAAAAACGCCGTTGTAAACGCCTTAAAATTACAGTTCTTAGAACAACCCTTACAGAAGGCTATAAAGCAGCTTCAAAAAGACATGGGGTTTGATGAAGAAGGAAACGGTTCTTTTAACGGATTGACGGAAACGGAACAGGCGCGTTTCAAACAAGCCATACAAGCAGCCGGGGCGAACTTTGCCGCTGCTATGGATATGTACAAAGACCTATTTGAACAGTTGGACGAAGACGACCCCAGCACGTTAAGCGGTGCAATAAAGGGCGCAAGCCAAGAAAGTATAGACCTTTTGGCTGGGCAAACGAACGCGGTACGGGTAAACCAAGTAACATCGCTCCAACTTTTGCGGCAACAGCTTACGCACCTTGCGAACATGGACACCACGTTAGGCGTGATAAGCGGGCGGCTGCTTACCATAATAAACAAGATTACCAACACCCCTACGGATGATTTACGTTCGCAGGGCATAACCGATTAACAACGGAATATGAGTTTTGAAGAATTGAAAAGGGCTTTAGCCGCCGAAGCGCAGGCTAAGGGCATTTGCTCGGAATGGTATAGCTTCATTCTTCGGGCGACATCAAAAGAAAGGCTTCTGACGCTTTTTGTGAAAGGGCTTGATTTTGTTTTTGACAACGATTTCCCCAGCGCGGAACTGCGTGCGGAGTTCAAAGGCTTGCATGAACATTACGGCGTGTTCATCGACGAACCTTTCAGCGTTGCAGACATGCGCCGTATTGTAGCTTTCGGGACATCGGAAGGCAAAGCCCGGTTTTCGGGGTTCTGCGCGGCGCAAGTATGGGCGCGGGATGATACAAAGCTGGTTGTAGAGGTTGAAGATAACGCCTTTGTCTGCATTGACATAACCAGCCGGACAAAAGTGGAGATAACAGCAAGCGGGACGGCAAAGGTTACTGTCTTCCAACACGGCGGGGAGTGCATTAACCGGGCTTCCGGCAACGCGAATATAAAAGTAATTGATAAACGTTAGCAGTTATGGCATTAGAACAGAATTTAATTTTAGACTTACCTTTCGACGAAGCGAACGGTTCTACCGTTGCATACGACTTTGCGCAGAACCGCCACGACGCAACCGTAGTAGATTGCAGTTTTGTAGCAGGTAAGCAGGGAAACTGCATAAATTTTGACGGCGAAGGATATGCAGACGTAAACTATAACGTTGTACCCCTATCCGGCAGTTTTACCATATTGGCATGGGTAAAAGCCAATAAATACCCGGACGGCTATACGGGCAAAAGAATAGGGTTGTTCTGCAATACCGACCAAGTGGAAGGCTACCGCGCCTTTTGGATAGACGTAGAACCGGATAGCTGGGGCTTCTTCGCTATAAAGAAGTCCGGTAACAGAGTTTTGGTTTATTTAGACACGCAGTTAATAGAAACGATTGTACTGCCTTCCACGCTTACCGGGATAGCGTTAATACAAGACATTTACGGCATAGGTTACGGTTACGCCGATTTAGACAGCGTGAAGGTGTATAACGTCGTATTGAGCGACGCGGAAATAGGCGAAGAACTTAACTCCGTTGCACAGCTTGAATATTATTTGGATGGTAAGAACTTCCGCGATTTCGGAATACGCGTAGAAAGTTCTACGGGCGTTCTTGACCTTCCCAAACTGAAAACCCCGGCTTCCGTTGATTGGGCGGACTATCACGGGAAAGTTATAGACCTTACCGAAAAGCGATACCAAGAACGCGAAATAACGCTTAATTGCTGGCTAAAGGCTTCCGGCAAAATGGATTTTGTAGAACGGGTTAATACCTTGTATGACCGTTTCCGGCAGGACGGCACACAGCGTCTTATGATTTCCATACACCCAACTAAACCGCTTGTTTACGAGGTTTACTGCGAAGACGGGGTAGCCCCTTCCAAACGCTGGCACGATGATAAAATGATAGGTACTTTCTCCCTGAAGCTGAAAGAACCCGACCCGGTTAAGCGTGTCGTAAGACACCAGCGATTAAACAGCGGTTCGGCTTCGGTAAGCGTAGCTTTCAAATCGGATAAGATGGTTAATATCTATTGGGGCGATGGTACGGTAGATACAGACGTTTACGGGGATTGCACCGGAAAGAACGCCATTAGCCACACCTACACGGATAACGGAATTTATTACATAATTGTAGCCGGGGTAATTGAAGACATAACGGACTTTGAAACTAACGGTATTGTAGTATGGAACAGATTATAATAAACCATGCCGACGGAAGCAAAACACCGTTATTCAGCAGGAAGAATATAAGCGCAGTAAGCAAGGCGACGCAAAAAATCGCCTTGCTTTCCGAGGACGTGGTAAGTATTACCATAACCACCGCTACGCCTTTGGATTTGATGATAGGCGATACCACGCTGATATACGGCAAGAAGTACAAACTTAACCAGCTTCCGCAAATAACCAAGAACGGCGAAAGGAACTATACCTACGAACTGACCTTAGAAGGGGCGCAATACGACCTTATAGATGTTCAGTACCATTTGCCCGAAGATTGCTACGGCGATACGTTCTACTCGGATTTGGGCGGGCATTTGGAAGTATTGATGTGGAACATAAGCCGCGTATATCCGGGGCTTTGGAAGCTGGGGAACTATCCCAAAGATACGGAGTACACAAACTTTACAGCCACCGAAAAGAATTGTTTGGCGGCATTGCAGGAACACTGTACCAACTACGGCGTAGAATTTGAGATAACCAGCGACGGGAAGACCAATACGCTCAACATAAAAGCCAAAGCGGGAATAACGCATACTTTCACGTTGAAGTACGGGCGCGGGCGTGGTCTGTACCAGCTTAGCCGTACCAACGTGAACAATGCCGGGATAACAAACCGCCTTTTCATTTACGGCGGAACGGAGAATTTAGGCAAGAACTACGGGCATACAAAGCTATGCCTTCCCGGAACTACGCGCCTTACTTCCTATTTGGAAGATGCGGAATCAATAGCCGCCTACGGGATAAAGGAAAACGAGAAGAACTATACCAACATCAAACCGGGACGTATAGGCACGGTTACGGCATTGGGTACGGATAAGATTACCTTCATCGACAATACGATGTTTGACCTTAACGCGAAAGAAGCGGACGGGAAAACAACGAAGTATCTGATAGAAGGAACGAACGCAAAGATTAAGTTTGAAAGCGGGCAACTTGCAGGCTACGAGTTTGACCTGCACAGCTACGAGCATGGAACGCATAAGTTTGTAATAAACAAGTTCCAAGACGAAAACGGTACGGTATTCCCTTCCGAAACTTCCGGCGCGTTTCAGATAAGCGTAGGCGACAAATACAGCATTTTAGATATTCAGTTACCGCAGGAATACATAACGGAAGCCGAAAAGGATTTGAAGGAAGCCGGGACAAAGGATTTTGAAACCATGACACAGCCGCAAGTAAGTTACAAACTTGCACTAACCGAAGGCTTCTTTATTTCGCTTTGGGGCAAAGAAGTGGAAACCGAAATCCTGCACGTAGGCGATTTCATACCGATTGAGGACGAACAGATAGGCGTAAATAAGGCGGTAAGGATTACCCGCATAGAGCGCGATCTGCTAAAACGGCATAGCTACGACATAACGTTAAGCGACACCGTAACGAAAAGCACTACCGTACGCGTTCTAAACGAAATAGAGGACTTGAACGAAGTCATTACCATAAACAAGCTGGCAGACCCCGCAAGGGCGCGCCGCCGTTGGCTGGCTACGCAGGAACTTCTAAACATGGTATTCGACCCCGAAGGCGACTATTACAGCGAGAAGATAAAGCCGCTTTCCATTGAAACGCAGATGTTAAGCGTTGGGGCTAAAAGCACACAGTTCACACTGCAAAACATTACGTTCCAGCCGAACTATGGCGGCAACCCTAATAGCCTTTACGTTTCTTCCGGTACATTGGTTCATTACGCGATAGACCCGGACGCATTGAAGTTGTGGGGGCTTTCTTCGGCAACATTTACTAACCTAACATCCGCTACGGCGTATTACATCTACGCAAAATGTCCTAAAAACGGGGATAGCGGAACTATTGTACTATCCGCTACGGCTAAGACGGTAGAAGCGGAAGCGGGCTATTACAATTTCCTTGTAGGGGTTCTTAATTCGGTTGTTACAGATACGAACGGGAAGAACCCCGGTAGGCTTGTTTCATTGACTTACGGGAGCAGTACCATAAACGGGCGTTTCATCCGTACCGGAAGGATAGAGAGCAGCGGCGGCGGTAAATGCTACTTCGACCTCGACAACGACGAAATAGGCGGCGTTATTCGCTTTGTAAGCAGCGACGGAACGACAAAGAACGTTTCAGACCTCGACCAGATAGCGAACGAAACAAAGAACTACATAAACAATACCCTGCCCGGTATTCTAAACGAAATACAAGCGCAATTAGACGGGCAAATAGAGCAGTTCTTTGAAACATACGACCCGACATTGACAAACGCGCCCGCGAAGGATTGGAACACAACCGCGCTGAAAGATGAACATTTAGGCGACCTTTTCTATAACACTTCAACGGGTAAAGTTTTCCGTTTCGTAAAAAACGGTTCTACTTACAGTTGGCAGGAACTACAAGACAGCGAAGTAGCGCAAGCGTTGGCACTTGCTAACGACGCGTTAAAACTTGCCGGGACAAAGCGGCGTATTTTCGTGGCACAACCTACAACGCCTTACGACGTAGGCGATTTATGGGTACAAGGCAGTACGGGCGACATCATGCGATGCAAGACCGCCCGCACTTCCGGTTCTTATAATTCCGCAGATTGGGTAAAGGCTTCCAAATATACGGACGACACCGGGCTAACCAACTTTATAAACAAGAACTTCACGCCAACCGTAAACGACCTTACGACACAGATAGACGGAAAAATAGAAAGCTGGTTCCAATCATCCGACCCGGCGGCTAATTGGACGACTACGGCACTAAAGAAGGCGCACGTAGGCGATATGTGGTACAGTTCAACAACAAAGTTGCTGAAACGCTATACCGTTTCCGGTTCTACATATTCATGGACTACGATAGAAGACCAAAAGGCGATAGATGCATACACGGCAGCAAGCAAGGCGCAGGACACAGCGGACGGGAAAAGGCAGGTATTTGTAGCCCAGCCCAAACCACCGTATGACATAGGCGACCTTTGGCTGACGGGTGGAAAAACAGACGGAATACTGAAACGTTGTATAACTAAACGTACTTCCGGTTCTTACGTCGCTAACGATTGGGTGGAAGCCGTTTATTACGATAACACCCAAACCACGATAGACGGTGGCATAGTAACAGCCGGAACGGTTCAGCTTGCAGGTAGCGACGCGAGTATAAAAGCCGGAATAACGGGGGAAGGCACAGCCGACACAAGCGTAAGGTTTTGGGCTGGCGCAAGCAAGGGAAACCGGGCTACCGCACCTTTCCGCGTACTGCAAGACGGTAGCTTTGTAGCTACGAAAGGAACTATAACGGGAACAATCAACGCAAACGCCGGAAGTATTGGCGGCTTTGCGATAGCAAGCGGACGAATAGGCGTAGCGGCTTCATCCGGCGACACAAGCGGAAGTGGTTTAGCATTGCTTAGCAGTTTTATAAAGTTCTCGGATTCTTACCGCTGGGCTTCCATTGGAACGAACGTATTACCAGCTTCTACCGGGTTGGTCGGCGTTGGACGTTTTACCAACAAGACACCAAACAGCTACGGAACTAACTACGGGTTACTTATTGAAGCGTCCGGTGCGATGGTTAATTTGGGTATAGTGAGCAAAGGCGCGATAGTTTGCGACAGCTACGTAGCGGATTACGGCATATCAAAACTTTTGCCTTCCGTAAATACCTGCCTTACACCGGGCGACGCTACCAAGCCTACGTTATTCAAGTTAATGCCGCGCTTCATTTATAGCAACAGCGGCATAGGACTACCGCGTCGTGATTCCATTTGTACTGTGTTAGGCATTAGTAATTATACAGCCTTTGCCGTAAGGATTACTATTATTTGTGATAGAACGAGCACGCAGACCGGGTACGTTTGCGGGCGTAATACATTCGTAAAGAACAGTTCCGGCGGCAATGCTATGGATAGCAACTACTACCCGTACCGTATGAACAACAACGCGGGAAACGAAACCGGAAAGTGGAACATGGCGGCGGGCGACATACGCGAGTTTCTTTTAGTTTGGGACGGAAGCAGCGGATATTACGCCTATTTATTGAACATAAGAGAATAAGCCATGCATCACGGCGCAAGGCATTAAATAGAAGTGTTGTAACGCCGAATTTCACGGCTTCGGCTAAACAAACACTTCACGAGTATTTCACGACGTATTAAACTAATACGATAAGAAAGTATTTTTGTAACGACTTAAAATTAAGCGTATGGAAAATAGAAACGGCGATTTAGTGAGCGCGCAAATTTCGGTAGCCGGGAACGTGGATTTTTCCGGTGGCAACTTCCGAATGGATACGCCTTTTTGCTTAAAAAACGATGGCGAAGCGGCGGTAGTATTGGAAGTAAACCTTTGGGGAATGCCCGAAGGCGAATTTATAAGCACGCGCTTTGAAACGGGATGGAACCCCGAAATTATCAGAGAGATAAAAGAAACGAGTTCAGCAACCGCCCTAATTTGGGGCTATTAAAAATTATAATTATGGGTTTAATTATTGCAGCGGGCAACACAAAGCCCGCGTTTCCTTATGATTACTATTATGGCGTTAAGATTAACGTAAATGTAGCAGATACAAAGCTGGAACGGGTAGGAAGACCGGAACTACATGTTTCGCTCCCGGTTCAATCCCTTATGCGGCGTTGTCTGCTTAACGATGCGGGGAAGGTTGTAACCTACCTACATGCTACTAACAGTACGAAGACGGACACCGGGGCAGCGGCAGACCTTACCGGAGCTTCCGGCATGGTAATGGTAGAAATACCGAAGCACTACCGTAAGTTTGAGTTTGACGGTACTACGTTTACCTGCCTTATTTCGCAATACCAGCTACCGGGCTTTATCGAAGTACCAAAGATGTACCGTAGCGCATACGAAGCCACGATAGACCGAACTTTATCAGCTACTCCCAAACTTGCCAGCGTGGTAAATACTACGGCGGCTTTCCGGGGCGGAAATAATAATACGGCATGGGACGGAACTTATAGAACCCTATTAGGTCGCCCGGCTACCGCCACATCGCTAACCAACTTCCGAAAATACGCACGAAACAGAGGTGCAGTAGGATTGAACGGCGCGGGCTGGAACTGCGATTTATACGCGGCACAAAACGCGACCTATTGGCTTTATGTGGTTGAATACGCCAACCTTAACTGCCAGCTTGATTTTAACGCGCAGCCTACAAGCGAAGGCTACAAGCAGGGCGGATTAAGTGCGGGCGTTACGACGCTTAACAGTACGAAGTGGAACACATTCAACAGCTACTACCCGTTTGTCCCCTGCGGTACTACAAATTCATTAGGCAACGCTTCGGGCGTAGTCGAATTTACCATGCCGGACGAATACGATACGGGCGTAGTAGTTAAAGTAAAAGTACCTTCATACCGGGGAATAGAAAACCCGTTCGGGCATATTTGGAGTTGGACGGATGGATGCAAATGCGCTATTGAATCGGATGCGGACGGCGGCGTAAGTTCTTTCTATACTTGCGACAACCCGGCAAACTACCAAGATACCAACTATGACAATTACGTAAAACGCGGCGAACTTCCACGTAAGGAAGGTTATGTTAAGCGCATGATGATAGGCGAATACGGGGAAAATATGCCTACGGAAGTGGGCGCAGGTTCTACTACCTACTTTGCCGACTACTTCTATACCAACATACCAGCCAGCGGCGTAGCACAAAGGGGTGTCTTGTTCGGCGGTGCTGCGTATTACGGCGCGCTTGCCGGGCTTTCGTACGCGAATACGTCTTACTCGGCTGCGTATACGATTGCGTATTTCGGCTCTCGGCTTTGCTTTATCCCCGCCGCGTAACACGTCACGAAACGGAATGTTTAACAATTAAAAATACAAGAAAATGACTTCAAACAATAATAGCACAGATGATGGTAGCCTTTCGTTCTTGAACATTCAACCGGACGAAGCGAACAAACATTTTAACTGCCCGGAAACCACGCAACAGAAACTAATCAATTTGCAGTTTTGGTTAATTGATTTCATCGAAGACGTGAAAACGAAATTCGGTGCGAACCGCTTCCTCGTGAAAATTAAGTTCAAGAAAGATGACCCCGAAAGCGAAGCGAAGAAGTTCTTCACAAATTCCAGCGAGATAAAATACATTTTACAGGAGATAAAGAAGCGTAACGCCTTTCCGCGAAAGGTAACTATGCGGGCTTCGGGAACGCGCTATTATTTTGAGTAAGAAGATTTTCACGGTTGTTTGTCCTTCGGGTGTCTTGTTCGGCGGTAATGCGAATAACAGCGCGAATGCCGGGCTTTCGTACGCGAATACGAATAACACGGCTACGAATACGAATGCGAATATCGGCTCTCAGCTATACTGATTTTTTGTAAAGCTAATAAGGACAAAGACCGCGCCGAAAGGCGGAAAAGATTAATCATTAACGGGGTTTGGTAGGGAAACCGAAGAACACCATTTAATCAGCAAAGAAACAACTATGAAAAGGTTAGGCAACCTTTACGATAAAATAATAAGTTTGGATAATTTGCGCCTTGCGGACGAACGCGCCCGCAAGGGCAAACTACGTTCTTACGGCGTGAAGTTGCACGACCGTAACAAGGAAGCCAACCTTTTATCTTTGCACGAAGCACTAAAGGCAGGAACTTATAGGACTTCGGAATATAGTACCTTCACAATATACGAGCCTAAAGAACGCGAGATTTTCCGTTTGCCATACTTTCCCGACCGGATTGTACATCACGCCGTAATGAACATTTTAGAACCTATATGGGTGTCTATTTTCACGGCGGACACTTATAGTTGCATAAAAGGGCGTGGCATACAAGCGGCGGCAAATAAGTTAAGGCGCGTTATAGACAGAGATAAGGCAGGCTGCGCGTATTGCTTGAAAATAGACATACGCAAATTTTACCCTTCCATAGATCACACCGTACTAAAGTCCATTGTTCGCCGGAAGATTAAGGACACACGGCTACTCAATCTTTTGGACGAAATAATAGACAGTGCGGAAGGCTTACCGATTGGCAACTACCTTAGCCAATATTTAGCGAATCTTGTACTTACCTACTTCGACCATTGGGTAAAGGAAGTAAAGCGGGTAAGGTACTATTTCAGATACGCCGACGACATTGTAGTATTGCATAGCGACAAAAAGACGCTTCACGCTTTGCTGGCAGAGTTTGAAAGCTACTTGGCGGCTAACGTAAAGCTGGAAATCAAACAGAACAAACAAGTCTTTCCGGTGGCACACGACCACCGCGACAGCTTCGGGCGTGGTATTGATTTCTTGGGCTATGTATTCTATTTGAACGAAACACGGCTTAGGAAGCGTATCAAACAGAACCTTTGCCGTAAGATAGCTAAATTACGGAAACGGAAGAAACCGTTAAGCGAGGATGAATTTAAGCAGACGTTAGCCGCGTGGTGGGGTTGGGCTAAATACAGCGACAGCGAATATTTAATTAACAAATTAAACAAAATTACACCTTATGAAATCAAGTTCAGACGTTAGACCCGCGATTATTTTACCGTTGGGTAATGGTTCTTACCACTATAACTACAACATAGTGGAAGAAAAGGTAGAAGACCCGGAAACGGGCGAAAAGACCGTTTACAACTACGATACGGTGCAGGTTTGGCAGAAGCCGGACTACGAAAACCTTACGCGTGCGGTTATCCGTAGCGAAATAGACGAAACCGAAGAATTTTCTTTGATTAACGACTATTACGCCGCACAGTTGGGTATAGAAACGGACGAAGACCGCAAAGCGAAAGCGGTAGCGGACTATAAAGCACACCTTAGCAGGGTTATTGCTATCAAAACTATGGTAAAGAACGATTTATTAACGGAAGGTTACTAATATGTTGGAATTGATACAGCAAGAAGACTGGCACGGCTTGACGGTTTACGTGGCGGTGCGCGTAGCCATTGTGCTAATTTGCTGGGTATTCTTGGCGATGGCTACTTTCATAGATATGTACTACGGGCGCAAGGCGGCGAAGGCGGCAGGGGAAGGACTGCGAAGCAGGAAGTACCGTCGGACGTTCAACAAAATCGGGGACTACATACGGGTTATGGTATTCGCCCTCATGTTTGACTTCTTAGCCGGATTGTTCACGTGGTACGTCGCTCCATTCGCTACCGTTGTCTATACTATCAGCGCGGTATTGATAGAATTTATTTCCGTACGCGAGAAGCTGCAAAAAATCAAAGTAAACGCGGCGGAAGTACCGGACATAATACGGCAGATCGTACAGGCGGCAAGCGCGAAGGACGCGGAAAAAATTGTAGAGTTGATAACGAATAAACATTCAGACAATGGCACGGATTGAAATATTATCCCCCTTCATTTTGAGTTGGGAAGGTGGATTTACCAACCACCCAGCAGACAAAGGCGGGGCAACTAACAAAGGGGTAACTATCGCCACTTGGAAAGCCGTAGGGTACGACAAAGACGGCGACGGCGATATAGATGTGGAAGATTTGCGTTTGATAACCGAAGAAGACGCGGTTAGCCGCGTGATGAAGCCGCACTATTGGGACAGATGGAAGGCAGACCGGATAAAAAGCCAGTCCGTCGCCAACTTGGTAGTGGATTGGGTTTGGGCTTCGGGAAAGAACGGCATTACCGGAGTACAGCGAATTTTAGGGGTAAGCGTGGACGGCATAGTAGGCGAAAAGACCTTAGCCGCGATGAACGGAAGGAACGCCCGCGAACTGTTTGCAGACATAAAACGCGCCCGTATTTCCTTTATTGAAGGAATTATAAAGCGCGACCCTTCGCAGATGGTTTTCAAGAAAGGGTGGTTATCCCGGCTTAATTGTATAAACTATGGAAGCCTTACCCTTAACAAGAAGGGGAAGGACAAAGTTCTAAATTTCACAGACGTATGAGAAGATTTGTTTTAGCCATGCTTTCCCTATTCTTGCTTCTGTTGGTTTTCGGGTGCGCAAGTACCCGAAGTACCCGTAAGGGAAAGCTGGCGGCGGAAAGCCAGCTAACAGCAACTACGGAAGGAAACCGGAGAACGGAAGACCGGACAACCACCAACACTACGGCTATTACCGGAAGCAACGAGAAGCAAAACATAGTTATAGAGTTTACAAAAGTGGAGTATTACCCGGAAGGACAAAAGCCGAACCGCTTTGCAGAACAGTTTCAAAAAGCCGACAGCGCGTTTAATGAAGACATGCGCAAGGCATTGGAAATGGCAAACGGAGAGCCAACCCGGAAAACCAGCGAAACGGCAGAAGGGCAATCAGACACCTCCCTGCGGCATAATACGGATTTGTTCCCGGCTATTGAAGGATTGAAGAAACCGCCTAACGTAAAGTCGCTGACTACCGGACGCATCGTTATAAACGGCGATAAGCAAAAAACGACAGAAACAAGCGTTACTACCGCTACGGAAACGGAAGTTACCGAAACGCAGAAGACGACGGCGGAAGCGGAAACAAAGGAAACCGCGCAGACCGAAGAAGAAAAGTACCCGAAAACGAACCCGTTTCTTTGGGTACTTAGCGGGATAGGGTTAGCGGCGGTTCTTGCGGCGGGCTTTTACATCCGCTATAAAATTGTTAAAAATAGAAGGTAAGCCGAGAGTTCCGGCAGAAAAACAGACAAAAAACACCCGGAAAAGTGAACAATGGGTACTTTTCCGGGTGTTTTTTATAAAACTTCCTTATTATAAGTGTTATACGCGGTGCGTACGGGACTCGAACCCGTGACCCCATGCGTGACAGGCATGTATTCTAACCAACTGAACTAACGCACCAAATTTCATTTTTCTTATACTGCATCTCTCTCGATTGCGGTTGCAAAGGTACGCAAAATTTCGATATCTGCAAGCATTTTACGAATATTTTCTTGAACTTTTTTACATCAACTCTGATAATAAGCCATTTAAGATACAAGAAAAATAAAAATACAAAAAAAAGAGAGCACTTCAT